CCATCACCAGACTTAAGTTCGGCCTATGCTGAAAAAGTATGCGCCTTACCTTTCCGCGCCTACAATCTAATCTACAACGAATACTATCGTGACCAGAACCTAACAGAACCAATAGCAATCACTAAATCCACTACCGTATCAACAGAGGAAACCACCCTATTATCACAAATGCGCTATCGTGCATGGGAAAAGGACTACTTTACATCCGCCCTACCATTTAGCCAGAGGGGCGGAGAAGTCGGAATCCCAGTAGACTTCCAATATAAAACCAGATCAAACGTAGTGGACTCCTTCACTGGTAATGCTCCAGCAGTTGATGGAGACATGATTGCCGTCGTAGAAGATGGAATCGGATATACAAATACATCCAACACTCAAGTAAGGGTTGAAAACCTCGAAGAGGAAGGAGTCAGCGTCACAATCAACGAATTCCGTAAAGCTCACAGACTCCAAATGTGGTTGGAAAAGAACGCCAGAGGCGGTGCAAGATATGTAGAACAAATATTCGCCCACTTTGGAAAAAAATCATCAGACGCAAGACTACAAAGACCTGAATACTTAGGGGGGGCAAAACAGAACGTTATCATCTCAGAGGTGCTAAATTCAACCTCAAACGCAGACGAATCAGGCCAAACAACCTTGCAACCAGTAGGCCAAGTAAATGGCCACGGTATCAGCGTAGGAAAATCAAACGGATTTACAAAGGAGTTTGAAGAGCATGGCTACGTAATCGGAATAATGTCCGTAATGCCACGCTCAGCATATCAGCAAGGCTTTGAAAAGCACTTGCTAAAAACAGACAAATTTGACTTCGCATGGCCAGAATTCGCTAACTTAGGCGAACAGCCAATCCTATACAAGGAACTATACATGAACTGGGATGACTCAGAATTCAATAATCAGACCTTCGGATACACACCGAGGTATGCAGAATACAAGTTCCGAAACTCCCAAGTGCATGGAGACTTCAAGAATAACCTCTCAAACTGGACAATGGCCAGAATCTTCACAGCTCAACCGCATCTAAACACAGACTTTGTCGAGGGTAAAGATGTAACTCACAGAATCTTTGCCGTAACAGATGAATCATACGACAAACTATATTGTCACGTGTATCACAAAGTGTATGCTCGTAGGCCTCTGCCAGTGTTCGGTACTCCATCACTCTAATACTGAAACAAAACTAGTGCCAGGGGACTTCTCTCCTGGTACTACCTTAACCTTTAAAAACAAAACAGTTATGACAAAAAGAAAAGTAAAATTTACAAGCCAATACACATACGAATTCAAACCAGAATTCGGAGAACAAAACTCAGGCGGATCGCAAACGATCCAAGACGACCATTACACCGTTCAAGACCTCTTGAACAAATACACTCAGGGCATAATGCCCCCAGTGGAAAAAAGAGGAGTCTACGACGACCCAAGTCAATCGGATAACTTAGACGATATTGACTTTACTAGAAATCCAAATTTTGACCTTTCAGACGTAACAGATTTCGTAGAAAATGTGAACGAAAGGATACAAAATAAAAGTAACAAAAAAACTCTCTCCGAAGAGAGTGTTTCCTCGGCAAAAAATAGCGAAAAAAAGGACGACCATCGGGAGGACGAAATTGAGCAAAAAAAAGGCGAGAAACACGACCTCGGAGACGCGACGAAGGAGCTAAAAAAATGACACGAATTAGCAGTCACATAATTTAATATAATACTGCTAATCGACAGACAACTCAAAATGAGGCGTTTAGCCTCATATACCAAAATGGGCCGGAACGGGCCATATCGACGCAAGGAGAAGACAACTAAAAAACACTAAAAAATGACACAAAACCAACCTACCAGAACCATCGAAAAATCCCCCAATTTGAACTGGGGGAATCAGGGGGTTAAAAACTCAAATAAAGACTTAAAACCTCGCTTAAACTTCTACAATAACAAACACGCCAAAAAATGGCGTAAATGGATGAGAAAACAAATACCAATCCTCAGACCAAAACAAAGCGATCCACAATTAACCATAAAATTTTAAAATCATGCCAATAGACAGCATAATATCAACAGCTGGACAAATCTACATGAACAGAGCAAACCAACAGTTTGCCGTGGAACAGTCCAATAAACAATACCAGAGGACTAAAGAACTCTGGAACATGGATAACCTATACAACTCTCCCGAGCAACAAATGGCAAGACTTAAAGCAGCTGGTCTAAATCCAAACCTTGTATATGGCAAGGGAGCGACAGCAACCAGCAAAGGCCCACCATCAACCCCCCAGCAAGCAAACTGGCAAGGGAGAAACCCAATGGAGAACCTGTCAACACTCAGCGCATATCAGGACATAAAGCTCAAATCAGCACAAATAGCTAACGTGGACGCAGACACAAAGCAGAAGCTAACCGCCACAACAGGGCGAGAAATCGCTAACTCAATAAGCCGCATAGATGAAGCACTCGCCAGAATGGAACAGGACTGGCGTACATCCAGACCAAACGAACCATTACAGCCAGACGAAGTAAAATCATACAAATCAAATTTCAGGCTACTAATGGATGCGAAAAGAACGCTACTATCAAGACAAGCCTCACTAACCGCGGAAAACATAGCATATCAAGGCCAAATGAACCAATATTTCAAGGCCTCAAAATACGTAGGCTTTGCACAAGGAGCTATAAACGCGATCATCAACGGTGCAAAACTCTCAAAAATGAAAAGATAAAAAATCGCTATATTGCGAAGCAAAGGGGGGGGCGTACGGCGAGAACGCTCGCGAAGCGAGAATCCTTGAGCCGTAAACCGCCCCCCCCAATAACCTAAAAATCAATAAAATGGAAAAATCAAAGAAAACAGAATCTCATCGCGATTTTACCGCGAAACAAATCTCTAAAGACTTAGACAAAATCCCTTATCCAGTAAAGGCAGAAGTCTTAATAGGCCAAGAAGTATGGGCTATAAAAAATCAAGCAATGCTTGAACTCATCAACAAGGAATTACCAAAAATTAACGATCTAAAAAACAAACATCATGAGGAGACGCAGAAACAAATCAAGGAGATCACGGAGTCGCAGAACAAGAAGCTCGAGAAGTCGTAAATACACCGTTTCAAGAGGTGGAATCAGACTCTAAAATGCGATGCCCAACGCCAGAAACAATAGTAAGAGACAAAATATCAAACACAGTCCCCTGCGGAAAATGTGTGTTTTGTCTTGGAAACCGACGAACGGAATGGGCTTTTCGACTAAACGAAGAGATGAAAGTGGCTACAACAGGCCACTTTCTCACATTAACTTACGCGGACGAATACGTACCAGTAACGGAAGATGGAGAACTAACATTATCTAAAAAGGACATCAGGGACTTCATTAAGCGCCTTAGATGGAATATATACCTAGAATGGATGAATACCTTTACATCAGAAGAGATAGTCCTCAAATGGCCCTTAAAAAGGCCTACAATCAAATACTATCTTACAGGTGAATATGGAACAGAAACCCACAGACCGCATTATCATGCTATCACATTTAACGTATCACAAGAAATAATGCGAGACATGGCAAACATCTGGAAAAAAGGAAACATCAAAATAGGAACAGTTACCCCTCTATCAATCAACTATGTTACTAAATACCTCATCTCTGATATAGAAGACACTTCAACCAAAGAGAAAACATTCTCATGGATGAGTAACAAAATCGGAGAACATTACCTCGAAGCAAATCACAAACTTCATAAAAACTTGAAACGTGACTACGCTATAAATCAGAACGGTCAGAAGACCAGACTCCCGAGGTACTATAAAGACAAAATTTTCAACATTAAGGAACGCGAAGCGCTTAGAGAAAATAAAATTGAGCTATCAGATAAGCTCTACTGGCAAGAATACGCCAGAATCAAAAAACTCGGAGACGATCCGTTCAAATATCATCAGGAGCAACTAAAACAGAACGTTGCCCGACTCAAAAAAAACGCAAATAAAAACAACACATTATGAGAAATCGACTATTTACCTCAATTGAGGCAACCAGACCAAAAACAAACCTATTCGACCTGTCATACGAAACAAAGTTTTCAACTAACATGGCAAAACTCGTACCGTTCTACGTTCAGGACGTTATACCCTCGGACAGGTTCAAAGTATCCAGCGAAATACTAATGAGACTAGCCCCAATGACCAGTGCAGTCATGCACAGGGTCAACGTCTATACGCACTACTTCTTTGTACCAAACAGGCTTGTTTGGGACGAATGGGAGGACTTTATAACAGGTGGCCCAGATGGAACTCTCGAACCTCCTATGCCACAAATCACAATGGCAATTGATAAATTGGCATGGTATCAAAGCGGATCAGTATCGGATTTTATGGGCGTACCATCACCAGACTTAAGTTCGGCCTATGCTGAAAAAGTATGCGCCTTACCTTTCCGCGCCTACAATCTAATCTACAACGAATACTATCGTGACCAGAAC